AGGAAAATCGCATTGCGGATGCCGTGGCGACAGCCACGAAAGAGGCTACCGAAAAGGCTGAGAAGGAGTTCAATGAGAACCTCAAAACACGGCGTGAATCTCAGGTACTTACTGGCGGCCCCTCTCCCACATCTGGGATGGTCGATACCATACCTCCGGAGCTAAAGGACACCAAAAAACACGGTGGCCGTACTACCGTCCTTGCAAAACGCAGTGAGGCACGGCGGTTAGCTCGTCTGCAGGGAAAGTAGTTAGTTTGCCACCGTTACGGAGGTAGACTATGGCACTCCCCTTTGAGGAACTGGAAGCCATTACCAATGACTATTTCATGGCTGACGGTGGCAAAGCCATAGATATTTACTTCTACACCTCCTTCCTGCTCAATTACCTGATGTCCCAGCAGAAGGGACTCTGGGAAAGACCGGATGGTGGTGAGAAGATCCGCGTTCCGCTTGAGTACGATGGCCAGGAAGCCCATTTCTATGTCAAGGGCGACACGGTTGTCAGTGATGATCGCGAGTCGATCAATGCTGCGTATTTCAACTGGAAACATTGCTACGGCAATGCCACTGTCTACCGAATCGATACCCTCAAAAACGCTGGCCCCTACCAGGAAGTTTCCCTGGTCGAGCAACGTGTGGGCGGCGCACAGAAATCCCTCACCAAACTTCTGGCTGGCTCGATTTATGACGGCCCTGGCGGTGATGGCGCAAGGCTCACCGGCCTGAAGGCTTGTTGTGAGGAAACCACCTCTCTCGCTTATGGTGCGATCCAAGAAGGAGAGCTTGTCGCAACCGATGGCACAACGCCATGGGAAGGCAAGCGCACCACCACAGCCACCACCCTCACCCTTAACACTATCCGGACGGCGGCCTCTGCGGCCAAGACTCGCGATGGTGTAGGGGGCAAACCCAACCTGATGGTCACCACCGAAGCTTTGTGGAACATCATTGCCGACATCCTCCAGGTACAGCAGAGGTATATCGATGGCAAGATGACTGTAAAGGCCGGTTTCGTGGGACTGCACTTTGAGGGCAAAGACATCTTTCCGGATGATTTCTGCCCTGCGAGTCACGCATTCCTGCTGAACAGCCGCCACATCGGTTTCGCTGTCCATCAGAATGGGTACTACATGAGAGCCAGATGGAAGGTCATTCCTGACAGCCCCGAAGATCGCACCATGAAGATCTACTGGGACGGCAACATGGTTGTCAATAACAGGAAGTCCCACATCTGTTACTCAGCCCTGTCTTAGGAGGCAGCCATGCCTAATTACGCGGTTGCCACCTGGGCGACTCCGCTGGGTACTCATGCGGAGGTGGAAGCTGAACTTGAGAGGGTGGTGGAGTCGCTGGATACCGGCACAACCATCTACCTTCTTGGGATCAACGACACCTCCAGGGATCGGGATCAGTGTGTTGGATTCCTGATCTGCGATGAAGTTCTCTGGACGCAATCGGCCTATCACGAATTCGTTGACAGTGGGCCGATTGCACTTACTGAGGTGTAGCTCATGCCGAATTATGCAGTAGAGGATTTCGTTACCGCTCTTGGAACCCACGCGGAGGTCTTGGCGTTAATGGAAACGGAGCTTGAAACCGTTGACGATACCAAGACCATCCGACTGATCGGGATCAACCCGACAGGGAGGGATCGTGATCGGTGCGTGGGCTTCATCATCTACGACACATAGCCATTTTGGCGAACTGGCCCTAGACGGTTAGACCGTATTCCCAAGGAAGCTGGGCAGGGCCAGCAAAACTAGCTTCGCTCAAGGAGAAGAACATGAGCGGTTTTCCAATGAAACGTACAGGATTCCAGCAGCCGTTGCTGGCAGTATCCTCAACCCCGAAGGAAATGCTTGGCACTCTCAGGATCACCAGAGATGGCCGCAAGTTTCGGTATGCCAGGGCCAGCACATCGGCACTCGCTGCCGGTAAAGCCAACATCGTGGCTGCGTGTGATTCCGAGGTCTTTGACGAGACTTGTGCCTCTGCACATGCCATCGGTGACCAGATCATCGAGGAAACCATTACCGCTGGTATCGTTCACCCTGAGAATAAATTCAGGGGTGGCTTCTTCGCACCCAACGAAGAAGTTGGCGAGGGCCATCAGTACCTCATCACCAGTTCTTCGGCTGTCGCTGTGGGTGGCACTGCCATTACCCTTGGCCTTGCCGATCCCATCAGGGTTGCCCTGGTGGCTTCGACATCAAACTTCACCATCGTTGTCAATCCCCAGTACGGAGTTGCCGAGAGTGCAGTTGAAGAGAACCTGATGGCCGGTGTGGCTCCGCTGGTTGTCCCAGCCAACTACTACTTCTGGAACCAGACCGGAGGCGTTGCGAATGTTCTTGCTGTGGGATCGGAAGTGGTTGGCACAGTTGCGACCTTGGGTGGGACTGCTGGTGCAATGACCGGCATTGCCACTCCACTCGATGTGGATATCGCCCAGTGTTACGGCGTTTTCTTCGGTCAAACTGGTGTGGCCGGTGAGTTCACCCAGGTTTTCCTGATGATCGATTGATAGGCATTGTGCCTAGCCGAGAGGGGTTGACATATCCACCCCTCTTCGTTCGCTCTTTACCTACAGGAGTACAGAACATGGCGTTTGATAGCGTAATCACTCAAAGACCAGTTCAGGCTTATGCCAATCGCAGAAAGTCCTGGGGAACTTTTGACGCTTCCTCTGCTACTGGTGGAGACATCGACACTGGCTTGCGTACTGTCGAGAAGATGACTTTGGTATGCCAGGGTTCTGCTGTCGCAGCTAATGCGCCAGCGGTTGATGAATCCATGCCGGTGGCTGGCTCTGCCGTAACGATTGTTACCGATTCGGGTCAAACCGGATTTTGGGAAGCAACTGGGTACTAGATCATGGCGAACGATCTTGATGCCACATTGTCATCCTTGGAAGCTTATGCTGAGATCCTGCCGCACCTTGATGTAGCGCAAACATTGGCTGAAAAGGTTGCTGTAAAGATCGATGATCGCTCCTATACCTATGACACCATCCTAGACAAACTCAATACTGGCCTGCGCTGGATCTCTGGCAAGCACCTTCTGCCAGATCTGGAAACCTTTGAGGATGTCCAAACCGACCCAGGTGTGAACAACATCCCCCTGCCGCGAGATTATCAGCGGAAGCTGAGATGGGCGCATAACGTCACCCATAATCGGCCAACGAAGATATATCCCTCGACTGTGCATCTGTTCAGGTGGTTTTCCATGCTTGATCAGAGCGGCAGGATCATCGGCATAGCTATAAAAGGTCGGAGTCTCTACTACCAGAGAGTACCGGCTGTAGCTGAAACCATTCGCCTGAATTACTGGCGATATCCGGAACGCATCGATATGCGAACGGAGAAAGTGGACTGCCTACCGGAACACCTAGTGGAGTCCCTTCTCGTTAACTATGTTTGTCGGGACATTTTCAGCGAGATCGAAGATGGCCTGGAGGAGGAGAAGGTCAACACTAAGCACTACGCCATCATGTTCACGGCTGCGCTCAAAGACCTCACTGATTTTCTGGGGCCAGAGAAACGCATTCCGGTAGACATCCCCACAGAAATCGATTGGGAGGCTTATTTCGTTGGCTGATCCGGTCACCATCTTCTCAGGCTCAAGCGGCCTTAATGTCAAAGTAGATCCTGCTCGTCTACGGTTCGATCCGGAGACAGGCGTTATGGATCTGGCCGTTGCCTTCAATGTAGATCACGATCAGTCGGGCCGTGTGAGCCGCAGGAAAGGCTATGAGGCTACCGCCAGGACTGAGAACTGTCATTCCATCTTCTGCCAAGACGGCCCCTGCCTGTTTATTACAGGAGATAAACTCTGCTTGCTGAATGCCGATTTCACCAAGACAGAGATCGCTACGGTGACCGCCGGTAGAAAGATGAGATATTGCGAGGTCGCTGACCGACTTTACTACGCCAATGGCGTTGAGATTGGCTTTGTAAAGGACGGTGCTGTGAATGATTGGGTAGTCGGGACGCACTACGGCCCCGATACCGTCCGAACATACACCGGCCCCCCTGTCGGCACTCGCGTGGCCAGCCACAACGCCTTCATGTTCGTGATCCAAGGCTCAATCGCATGGCATTCGGAACCCTTCGCGCCAGACCTTTGGGATCTAGCGCGGAGCTTCCTGCCATTCGCTACAGACATCCGCATGTTTTATCCACTGGTGGGCGGCATTTTTGTCTCCACCGAAAGACGCACCTACTGGCTCCAGGGAGATGTGCCACAGGAGATGAGGAGGAGGACTGTGGCCACCTATCCTGCCATCGAGGACACAGAGGCCGAGGTGGATCTTGCCAAGGTTACAAGTGGCGAGATGCAGGG